TTAGATAGCTTGAACAAAATTGTCTATAAAGACGATAGCCAAGTAGCAGATTTATTAGTAATAAAAAAATATGGTAATGAGGATAAAGTTGAAATAGAAATAAGAGAACTTTAAGGAGGAAAAATATGGCTGAAAGAAGAATGTTCGCAAAAACAATAATAGATAGTGATGCTTTTCTTGATATGCCAATAAGTGCAAGATTACTCTATTATGATTTAGGAATGAGAGCAGATGATGATGGATTTGTTAATTCACCTAAAAAAATAATGAGAATGATTGGAGCAACACAAGATGATTTAAGTATATTAGCCCTAAGAAAATTTATCATTCCATTTGAAAATGGAATAGTAGTAATAAAACATTGGAAGATACACAATTATATAAGAAAAGATACATATAGTGAAACAAAATATTTAGAACAAAAAGAACAATTAGAATTAGATGAAAATAATGCTTACAGAATAAAAAAAGACGACTGTAACATATCCGTCGACGAACCGTCGACACAGGATAGGTTAGGTAAGGATAGGTTAGGTAAGGATAATATATATATACCAGCTTCCGAAGTCGAAACTTCTCCAGCTGATACTGCAAAAGCCAGCAAAAAAGATGCTATGCCAAAACACAAATATGGCGAATACAAGCACGTTTTGCTGAAAGATGAAGAATTGCAGAAGCTGAAAGAACAATACGAAAATTGGGAAGAGCTTATCAGATACCTAGACGAGTACATTGAAATGAAAGGCTATAAAGCAAAGTCGCATTATTTATGCATAAAAAAATGGGTTGTAGATGCTGTTAAAAGACAACGACCGAAGCAAAAAGAAGATAATGACTGGGAAAGGTGGCTAAAAGAGCATGAATAACAAAGAGTTTATGCAGTATACGCAGGAAATTGAGAACTTTTATGGTCAAAAACTAAGCGATGTAGAACGAAATGTGTGGTATGAAAATTTTAAATTCTTGACCATAGAAAGATTTAACTACATAATAGCTGAAATTTACAAAACGAATAAGTTTATGCCAAAACTTTCAGAGATATTAGCTGTGCATAGGTCAATACCATATAAAGCAACAGTAGAAGTTGAAGAGGTAAAAGGTCAATGCAAAAAATGCAACAATACAGGCTATATTATATACAACAAAGTCGAAAACGGGAAAGAATATAAATTTAGTGCTGTGTGTGAATGTGGAAGACAAGCAAGATATGATGGCACAAAAGTTGCAGACCCTAAAAATCAAAGCAAATATTATATACCAACTGTTGCAGAGATAGGGTTAGAAGTAAAAGAAAGCAAACCGTCGAAACAACAAGTATTAGCTAGTATGCAAAAGTTAAAAAATAGTTCAATAATTCCAGAAAGCATAAGAAATATTATAAGACAAGAATTTATGAAAATGTAAGGAGGGGCGAGGAAATGGAAATATTAGGAGACATATTGTTATTAATTGTATTGATATTAATATGGGTAAACCACTTTTTAAACCGAAAATATCATAGTGAATTAGAAAAGTCTATTGAGCTGGAGCGTGAATTTGGGAACATTGCAATGAGATTAAATAAAGAATTATTAAAAGTAATTAATGAAATAGAAAAGAACTATGAAGATTCAAAATATTACAATACAGAAGATATATTAAAAGATATATTATTAACAACTAATACCAAAAAAGAAGAAACTGCTGTAAGAGAAACAATCCGATTAGTAAGAGAAAAACAAGAAGTAAAGGGCTAAGAAGGAGGCAAAGTTGAGCAATGAAGAAGCAAAACAAGAGCTTTTAAATTATTCAGAAGCCCAAAAAATAATACAACATTTAGAAAAGAATAATACAAGAATAGAAGAACTATATGAGAAAGCAACTAAAATAACACAAACGTTAAACGATCTGCCTATAGGCAATTCAGAAATAACAGATAAGAAGATTGCTGAACGTGTAGCAGAATACGTAGATTTAGAAAGTGAAAGCATAGAATTAGAAATAAAAAAAGGCGAGAAGATAATAGAGTTAAAACGAAAAAATTTAGAAATATATAACACGGTTTTAAGTATGAATGAACCTTATAGAACTATACTATACCAAAACTATATACAAGGATTACATAATCTGAATTTAGTGGCAGAAAATCTAGGAAAAGACTATAAACATATATGTAAAATACACGGAACAGCACTAATGATTTATAAAAATAATAGATGTAAGGAGAATTAATATGATTAAAAAAGAGCTAAGAGAAACTGATTTCAGTAAGGAAAAACTAAAAAGTATAATGCAGTTAAGAGGATATTCACAACGTCAATTAGAAAGAATGACAAATATTTCACAAGCTCAAATATCAACATATTTAAGAGGAGTATGTTTACCAAGTAAAAAAACAGTAGAAAAATTTGCCCAGGAACTATGTGTAGACGTAGAAGATTTATTAAATAATTCGAAAACAGAAAACGAATACCAGGACATAATTGATATTGCACAAGAAATAGGAAATATAAGATATAAATTAATTCAGATGATACAAGAAGTAGATGAAGAAGCATTTAATGCACAAGACCAGAATTTTTTACACGCAGTCGAAAATATTGAAGACATTAAAAATATGACAGGAGAAGAAGCATTAGAAATACTTACAAAAGAACATTATAGTAGAAAAAATAGGAGAAACTACAAAGAAAGAAAACATTTAATACAATTATTGTTGAATGGATTTCTAATAAAAAATCCACCAGTTTATATGATGAGGGTAATAGAAAAAAGTAAAGATTGGACTTATATTCCAAGAGTTGCAGAAAAACTAAAACAAGACACAGGGTTATACGATTTAGAACGAGAACAAAGATTTTTAGATAAATTAGCACAGAAGGAGAGTTAATATATGAATTTTATAGAAAATTTAAAAAACACATTAGAAGAGGAATTTAATGAATCAGTAACAGAAAATGGAGCAGTAGGATATAAAACGACAGGTAAAGAAATATTAGATTTTAATTTCAAGATAGCGAGTTATAGAAATAAATCAGAAGATGAAATAATAAAGGATTTTATGAAAGTATTCTTAGATAACAAAGTACTGGCAATTCAATTTTTATTTTTTATAAGGGATAGAGAAGAAGGGTTAGGAGAAAGAAGATTATTCAGAGTAATATTTAGACATTTAGCAATAACAGAATCAGAACTTATAAAAAAAGTTATTCCAGTAGTTGCAGAATATGGTAGATATGATGACTTATTTGAATTGTTTGAAACACCATTAGAAGAAGATATGCTTAAATATATAACAACACAATGGAATAAAGACGTTTTAGATATGGAAAAAGGAAAAAATATTTCGTTATTAACAAAATGGCTACCAAGTATCAACGCTTCTCCAAAAAAGAAAAAACAAGCTAAAAAGATAATAGCGTATTTAAACTTAGAATGTAACGATACAGAAAATGAAATAAAAGAAAAAGATTATAGAAAAGCATTAAGTTTGATGAGAAGGTATTTAGACGTAGTAGAAAAGAAAATGTGTGCAAACGAATGGGATAAAATCAAATATGAGAACGTACCTTCAAGAGCTAACTTAAATTATAATGATGCATTTTTAAGACACGATGAAGAAAGACGTAGAGAATTTCTAGGACAAGTTAAAAGTGGAGAAAAGAAAATAAATGCAGGCAAACTATATCCACATGACATTGTAAGTAAATATTGTGAACAAAGGAAATATAGCTGGCGTAGAACTATAAGCACTTCGGTAGATGTAACACTAGAGGAATTATGGAAAGCATTACCTAAGAAAGATATAGCAAATACATTAGTCGTAGCTGATGGTAGTGGAAGTATGACATCTACAATAGGAAACACAAACATAAGAGCATTAGATATAGCCAATGCATTAGCTATATACTTTGCAGAACATAACAAAGGGGAATTTAAAGACCAATATATAACATTTAGTGAGACACCACAACTAGTAAGCTTCAAGGGAATTACAACTTTAAGAGATAAAATACAGAAAGCTTTACTTTATGACGAAGTGGCAAACACAAACATAGAAAAAGTATTTAAGCTAATATTAACAACTGCTGTAAAACATAATTTAAAGCAAGAAGAAATGCCAAAAAACATATTGATAATTTCTGATATGGAATTTGATGATTGTGTAGAAACAGATGCTGGAAGCCCTAATGAAAAACTATTCAATATATTTAAAAATAAATATAAAGAATACGGATATGCATTACCAAGAATAGTGTTTTGGAATGTAAGTAGCAGGACAGGAGCAATACCTTTAAAAGAAAACGAATTAGGTGTTGCATTAGTATCAGGTTTCAGTACAAATATAGCAGAAATGGTAATGTCAGATAAGCTAGACCCATTAGAAGTTTTACTAGATAAATTAAATAAACCAAGATATAAAAAGATAGCTGAAATGCTTGAAAATTAAGAAAAAGACATTGAAAATTTAATAGAAAAATGTTATAATATAGGAAATTTAACAAAGGTACTCACAGCGATTTTAAAATAGGCTTGTAACCCTTAGGTCGTTGGTTCAAATCCAACCTTCTCGGATGGGAAGTAGCTCAGTGGTAGAGCAAAGTATTTATAGTACCTTGTAAAAAAGTAAAAGTGCGAACAGCAATATTGTATCGTACAAACCCAATTTGGTTTGAAAAAGATTATGCACTTTGTACTCGTTTTGCAAAAAAATAAAAGTTCTCACAGCAATTTTAACGTAAGTTTTAATGGTAAAACAATTCTTTTGGGAAGAATGATAGTAGGTTCGATTCCTACACGATAAAGAACTTTGTAAAAACGTCCTATATAGGGCGTTTTTTTGTTATGTATAAGGAGCAATTATGAAAGTAGATATATATAATACAGAAAAAAAGTACAATATTATTTATGCAGACCCACCCTGGAAGTACAATAGTAGAGCAAATCATAAAACAAGATTTAGAGGGGGAGCTTGTGGACACTATGATTTAATGTCGATGGAAGAAATAAAGAATATTCCAATATCAAAACTTGCAGATAAAAACTGTGTATTGTTTATGTGGTGTACGTTCCCATATCTTGATGAACAAATAAAATTATTTAAGCATTGGGAATTTGATTATAAAACATTAGGGTTTAGTTGGATTAAAACTAACAAGAAAAATGGAAAGCCATTCTTTGGTGTAGGATACTATGCAAAATCAAATTGTGAAGTTTGCTTAATGGGTGTAAAAGGTAAGATGAAGCCTATTACTAACAAGGTTAGCAGTTGTATTATTTCAGAACGTAGGGAACATAGTCGAAAACCTGATGAAGCCAGAGAAAGAATAGTTGAATTATTTGGAAATCAACCGCGAATAGAACTTTTTGCAAGACAGTATGCAGAAGGTTGGGATTGTTGGGGAAATGAGGTGTAGAAATAATATGGAAGAATATCACAAAATAGAAACATTATTTGAAAGAGATGAGAAAACAAAAAAACTAATAGAAGGCAATTATAGAAATGAAACAGTAAGGTTTTTAGAAAATAATTATTGGGATTTCACAGAAAAAATAGATGGAACAAATATAAGAATATTATGGGATGGACACAAGGTAACTTTTGCAGGAAGAACAGATAAAGCACAAATACCAGCTGAATTAAGTAATAGACTATTTGAACTATTTGGTGGCGAAACAAACGAGCAACTATTTGAGCAAAAATTTGGAGAAACAGAAGTAATGTTATGTGGAGAAGGTTACGGAGCAAAAATACAAAATGGTGGACTATATAAAGCTAATCAAGATTTTATATTATTCGATGTAATGATTGCAGGAAATTGGCAACCAAGAGAGTGTGTAGAAGACATAGCAAAATATTTTGGAATAGATATAGTTCCATTAGTATTTTCAGGAACAATACAACAGGGAATAGATTATGTAAAAACTAAACCAAATTCATTAATAGGAACTGCTAAGAGTGAAGGATTAGTAGGAAGACCAATGGTAGAAATGCAAGATAGAACAGGGAAAAGGATTATAGTTAAAATCAAAGTAAGAGATTTTGAATAAAAAGGAGTACTATGAGTTCAAATAAAAGTGCAAGAGAAGAATTAGAAAGAATATACGGAAAACATTGTATGATACATCAGGGAATACGCAAATTAAACCCACCAAAACCATACAAAGGAACATATAAAGGAAAAAGCATAGCAGCACAACTTACATACCATCATTTACGTGCCAAGAGAAATCGGAGGAAAAGCAACAGTAGAGAATGGAGCGGTTGTTTGTCGAAAATGCCACGACTGGATAGAACAATTAAGTAATGCAGATAGGGAGCAAGTAAATAATGAGTTAAGAGAATATAAAAGGCAACATTCAAAAGAATGTACGGTGGAGTTTGTAGATTATTTGCCTTTAGATTGGGAAGTAAAAGCAATAGTATTTACACCTGAAGAATTACAACCTAAAAAGAAATACAACAGAGCTAAAGATAAAAGAGAAAATCAAAAGAAAATAAAAGAGTGGGAGGAAGAGAGATAGCGTATGAAACAAGCAATGATTGATTATATGAAAAAGGAAAAGAACGATGAATTATACACACCAAGAGAGGCTGTTTATCCCATACTAAAATATTTAGATAAAAGTAAAGTGTATTGGGAATGTACAGATTTTGGAGAAAGCAATATTACAAAAGTGTTAAGAGAAAATGACTTTAAAGTAATAAACACTTGTAAGGCTGAAATAGATTTTCTAAAAGATGATCCACTAGATTGCGATGTAATAATAACAAACCCACCATACAGTTTAAAAAATGAATTCATAAAAAAATGCTATGAATACAATAAACCATTCTTATTATTACTACCTTTAACGGCACTAGAAGGAAAAGAGAGAAACGAATTATATAAAAAATATGGAATTGAAATTATAGTGCTAAACAAAAGAATTAATTTTATGAAAAACAAAAACAATGTATGGTTTAATACAAGTTGGTTTTGCAGAGGAATATGTGAAAAGCAGTTAAATTTTGAAAAAGTAGAGGAGTAGTTATGGAACGTAAATGTATAAAATGTTATCACTTTCCTTGTACTAAGCAGGAATTTTCTGCAGAAAACACTGCAGTCTGCAGAGAATACGAAACAGAAGTAAGTAGAGCAATAAAGAAGTTAAGAACAGTATATGAAGATTGGGAGGGAATGAGATGATAGATTTAAGACAAGGAGATTGCTTACTAGAAATGAAAGGTATGTTAAACAACAGTGTAGATTTTATATTGACAGATATACCGTACAATGTAGTAAGCAGACAGAGTAATGGGTTAAGAAATTTAGATAAAGAGAATGCGGATATATTAACATTTGATTTAAAAAAATTTTTAGATGAAGTTTATAGGATAACAAAAAATTCAATATGTATTTTTTGTGGCAAAGAACAGTTTAGTACAATTTATAAGTTTTTCGCTGACAAGAAAGGCACTGTAAGACCCGTAGTTTGGCAAAAGTCAAATCCATCGCCGATGAATGGGCAATACATATATTTAAGTGGAGTAGAATTGGCAGTGTGGTTTAAAAAAAGTGGTGCAAAGGTATTTAATGCATATTGTAAAAACACGGTATTTAAATATCCAAATGGAAGTAGTAAACTACACCCGACTGCAAAGAACTTAGAATTGTTTAAGGAATTAATATTAGATAACACAAACGAAGAAGACTTAGTTTTAGACACCTGTATGGGAAGTGGGACAACACGGAGTAGCTTGTAAGGAATTAAACAGAAACTTTATAGGGATAGAACTTGATGAAAATTATTTTAAAATTGCTAAAGATAGGTTACAGACATAAATGTCGGAGAGATAGGAGGAAATAGAGATGTTTAATACATATAGAGCAGGAGATACAAATTTAAAAATAAATGCTTGTAGTGGTGGAATATATAAAACATGCAAAGAAAGTTGGTTTATTAGATTATATTTAAGAGGAAGTGTAGCAGGAACATTATTTAAGACTAACGGACAGTACTATAATGATGATGATAAATATAAAAATATGGTTGTTGTTCAAATGATTTTAACAGCTGACCCTGATTATGTTCTTGCAGAAATAATAAAAAAAGAAGATTTTGATAAATATTTTAATGAAACAAAAGTAAAGGAGGAATAGAGTTGGAAGAAGATATAAAGAACGATTTAAGTTCAATAGCATTTAGCCACCCATTTTTTAGAGACATAGTAGGAAATACATTGAACTATATAGAAAAATTAGAACAAGAAAACAACAACTATAAAGCAGCAGCACTAAAAAATGATGATTATTATAAAGAAGTATGTAATAAGAATAAAGAATTGGAGAAAAAATATGATGATTTGTTATGTGATGTATATGACTTATTTGTCAGAAAATCTTTAATAAAAGAAAAGATAGAAGAATTAAATAAAGAAATAGAAGAATTACAAGAACGATTTAATAAGACAAAAGAAAAGGAATTTTGTAATGCGATTTTAGTACAAATAAAAAGTAAAAGAAATACAATTAAAGTTTTACAAGAACTACTAGGAGATGAGAAGTAAGATGTTTATGTATAAAAATGAAAAAACAGGTTCTTTATTAAGTGTGCCAGGAACACAAAAGATTTCTGAAATAGACGACTGGGCTTATATAACAAAAATGATGATATATAATGATGAAAGACTTATAAAAAATAATATGGAAAGATTAGTAAATTGTTTGCAACAAGTAAAAGTTAGGAGATAAACAATGAAAATAGGAGATAAAGTAAAAATAAAAAGAAAGAGAAAAGTAGGAGAAATCTACTACGATGAACTATCAAATACAAGAGAAGCAACAGTAGTAGAGAAGTATAAGAATTTTGTAGTAGTTCAGTATGAATTACGGATATAAAGAGTGTTTCAGAGAGAATGAGATAGGGGGCTAATACTATGGACGTAAAGGAAGCGATAGAGAAGTGTAATTTATATATCCAAGCAGGAGCGACAATTAATGTAGTAGATAAAGTAGATGGAAAAATGGCGTTTGTTACTTACGATACTACTGCAATAGAAACAGTTTTATCAGAACTAGAAAAGAAAGATGAAATAGTAAAAAGTATAATACAGAGATTAGAAAACGATATTAAGAATATAACTGAAACAAAAGCAGACGGATATACAGATGATTATAGAAGATGTAGATTAAAAGCTTATAGAACAAAAACAAGAGAGTTAAAAGAATACATCGAAAAAGAATATTTTAAGAAAGTAGAAGGTAAATAGTATGGACGTAAAGGAAGCTATAGATATATTAGTTGGAATGGCTGTATGTATAAGTCCAAAACTATATTGTGAGGAACATTGTCCTTTTTATGAAGAAGAAAAAGATTGTAAATACATAGAGAAAGAATTTGAATTAGAGGAAGCAGTAAAAACAATAATTACAAAGAAATGTGAGGAGAAATAAATGAAAGACAAGCTAAAAACAATAATAGATCATTATCGGAATAAATGCACAACAAAGACAATTTGCAGAGGAAGTATTTGAGCTACAGGAAGCAATAGTAAAAACAGAACAGATAAAAAAGTTAAATCAAGTATTTAATAAAGATGACATAGCAGAAGAAATAGCAGATTGTATGGTAATGCTATATCAATTTAAAGAGTACTACAACATAACAGATGAAGAGATAAATAAAAATATAGAATACAAATTAAATAGACAGATAGAAAGGATAGAAAATGGAAAGTAAAAAAATAGCAAAACACGATATAACATATTGTGAGAGCAATGACTGTAAAAATAAATGTTGGCGACACGTAAGCAACTGGGAATTTAGTAAAAATGAATTTTATAGCGTTATGCTTTGTTGTGAGAATTATGTGAAAGAAGGTGTAAAAGATGAGTAAAGCAGATGAGATGTTTAAAAAATTAGGGTATAAAAGATTACCTAAAAAATATAACAAAAATATGATTTTATACGAAAACGAAAATATGTTAAAAGATTATAAAATAATAATATATTTTAGTTTAACTGATAAAAAGATACAATTTAGTCCTTATTATAGATATTCTATGCAAGAACTACAAGCAATAAATGAAAAAGTAAAGGAGTTGGGTTGGAATGAAAACCTATAAAGGCTGGGAACTAATTAGAGATATAGCAGAAGGGAAGATAAAGGAACGGAACAAGATTTTTAGATACATATGGAGAGTATATAGTAGAAAAAAATGATTTAGATGTATTGGAGTTATATAGAATTGAAGAAAAAGAAAAGACAATTCCTGATTATAGTTTTTTTGCAGACAAAGACAACGAATTTGAACTAATAGAAGAACAACAAGATATAGATATACAAGCTATTGAGGAATTCAAAATAGTAGAACCTGTAAGTGTAGCAATTGTTAATGAGGAAACTATAAAAGTAATATTAGAAAAGCTAAATGAACATACAAAAGCATTGAAACAACTAAACAGAAAAATAAAGGAGAAATATGAATAAATTATATAGAATAATTGAATGTTGGAGAATAAAGAGAAATCTAAAAAAGGAGAAGGGGTAAAGATGAGTATATATTTAGAACTAACAATTGTAGCAGGGCTTATTGCAGGGTATGTTTTGCTTTCGTTTATAATAAAATATAATAACTTAAAATTTGCGTATAAAGATTTAAACGAAAAATATGACCAACAGGAGAAACAAATTTCGGAACATCAAGAAGAAACTTGGCGCAAGGAATTTAAAGACAAAGAACTGGAGATGAAGAACGAAGAATTATTAAGAATGTTAAAAGCTATATTATATAATTTTCCAAACAGAGAAATAGAAACATCTGAAACGGTTGAAGATAAAGCAAAACGTGGGAATATATATATTGAAAGAGACTATATGGGCTTTAATAAGAAAATAAAATTAATATTCCAAGAAAATATGATAGAATAAAGACAAATGATATAATCTATAAAAAAGGGGATCTTGATATGAGCGAAAATGAAGTAATAAATATATTAAGTGAATACCCAATGAACGAAAACATTATAGAATTGTTAAAAGCTATAAAGGAAGCTATAAAATTATTAAACGAGAAAAACAACAGGATAGAGGCTCTTGAAAAAGACTTAATAGATATGGATTACAGACATAAACGACAGATAATAGAATTACAGAAGAAATAATTTTGGAAAACTTGGATAAAACACGATAAAAAAGGTTGAAAAACGACAGTTTTATATGGTATAACTATAATTGGTATTAGTATAGATAACACATCGGATTCTATTTTTAGCTCTTTATAGAATCAGGTGTGTTTTTTATTTAGTATGCAGGGTACACTCACATTTAATTCCTTCCTCCTTTCATAAAGGTTGCAAATTGGCTGTACTTTGCATAGTGAATAAGAGGTGGAGTTATGCTAAATGAATTGTGTATAAGAAGACAATGCAAAACTTGCCCAAACCAAAGAAAATGTTTTAGGGTATGTGAGCATAATTACATATTAGTAAAAGAAAACACTCAAACAAATACATATAAATGCATAAAATGCGGTTCTAAAATAACGCTAACAAAAGATGATATATGTATAACGTGTGTAAAGAGCTGTAAAGGAAAAATAAAAACTCCATCAATTAATGGAACAGGAAAAACAAAATTATGTAGTGGGTTTAAGGAGAAAAAATGAAAGATACCACAGCATTAAATAGAATAAGTAAAGTACTAGACGATATGAATTATAAAACAGTATATATTGAAATACATACAGAAACAGACAAGTATGTATTAGAGAAAGAAAAACCAACTAAAATTATAGGTTTTAGGAAGAATGTGTAAAAATACAGTAAAAACAGTTGGAAAAATGTGAGAAAACAGGAGTGATAACAATGGAAGTAGGAAGACCAAAGAAATATGATAGCCCAGAAAAAATGCAAGAAGACATAGACAAATATTTTAAAGAGTGTAGAGAAAACGATAGACCATATACTATGACAGGATTAGCAATAGCATTAGATATGGATAGAAAAACACTTTTGAATTATAGGAAAGAAGAGGGATATGAGCCATTTTTCCACACAGTAAAAAGTGCAAGAGATAAAGTGGAAAGATTTTTAGAAGAAAAACTATTAACAGATAACGCTGTAACAGGCGTTATTTTTAATTTAAAGAATAACTTTGACTGGAAAGATAAGCAAGAAATTGATGCTAACGTTTCTAATACAAAAATAGAAGTAAAGCTGACAGATGAATAATACTATAGAAGTAAATATAAGTAAAAAAGTTTTTAACAAATCATTTTTAAAGTATTTAGATAATGAGAAACGTTACCTTGTATTTTATGGAGGAGCAGGAAGCGGTAAAAGTTATTTTATAGTAGAAAGATATGTAACAAAAAGCTTAAAGAGCAGCAAATTCAATTTGTTAGTCGTAAGAGCAACAGGAAAGAGTAACAGAGACTCTACATTTGCATTATTCAAACAAGTAATATATAAATGGGGCTTACAAAAGTATTTCAAAATAAATGAATCAGATTTAAGAATAGTTTGCCTGTTAAATGGTAATGAGATTATATTCAGCGGACTAGATGACGTTGAGAAGTTAAAGTCAGTAACATTTAGTAGAGGCGAATTAACAGATATATGGATAGAAGAAGCATCTGAGATACAGGAAGCAGATTTTAATCAATTAGACGTACGTTTAAGAGGAAAAGGAACAAAAAAACAGATAGTAATAAGTTTTAACCCTAT